GACCCAGTCAAGTCTTGGCCGGTGACATGGTCCTCAGCACTGATTACCAGATCACCGCTAAGGCTTCTGACTTTGGCACCCTTACAGCAGGCACCAGCATCACCGTCGATTCTGTTGCCTACAAGGTCCGGGAGACCCGACTGATTGACGACGGCTTGCTCTGTGAGATCTCGCTGCAGAAGGTATGACAACCCGCCGCGAAAACATCCTGGCCCGTCTCAAGACCAACCTCGACGCCATCACTGGCGTTGATGTTTACCGCGTCAAGACAACGCCGCTGGCCCGTGGTGAGGTGCCTGCAATCGTTTTAGAGCCGGTCTCTGACGATCCGAACGAGGATTCATACGTCAAGACGATGTGGACCTTGCGGGTCCGCTGCTCAGTCTTTGTTCGCAACGATGCACCAGGCAACGCAGCTGATGCGTTCGTTGAGGAGGTCCACAGCAAAATCATGGCTGATCCAACAGTCAACGGATACGCCTTGGACATTGACGCTGATACAACAAACTTTGAGTTCTTTGATGCGGATGTGCCGCTTGGCGTTGTAGCTATGGATTTCTTGGTGAAGTACCGGACAGACCGAGAGGACTTGACGGCAGCTTGACCATGGCTTAGGTGACCAGTTGAATTAAACTGATCACAGAAACCCTGTTCAATTCTGAGGCTCTGAACGATGGCAAAGCTAGCCCGCGTACGGAGTGCGCTGATTAAGTTGGAGTCAACTTATGGCACCGACCCGACTCCAACTGGCTCTGCTGATGCTGTTCAGCTGCGCAACCTTGAAATTCAGCCTGCTGAGTCTGAGGTTCTCTCGCGTGACCTTATCCGCAGCTATCTCGGCAACAGCCCTCAGCTGATCGCCAACACGCGCGTGGTTGTCAGCTTCGAGGTTGAATACTCAGGATCCGGCACCGCTGGCACTGCTCCTAAATATGATCCGGTTCTGCGGGCTTGTGGGATGAACCCCACCACGGTTGCAGACACCTCTGTGACCTATGTGCCGCGCTCGACTGGCTTCGAATCTTGCACGATTCACTATGACACCGACGGCCTGCGTCACATCGTTACCGGCTGCCGTGGCACCTACACGATCAGCCTGAACGCAAACCAGATCCCTGTTTTTAACTTCACCCTTACCGGTCAATACAACGCTCCGACTGATACTGCATCACCAACGCTGACATTCAGCAATCAGGCAGACCCTGAGATCTTCAACGACACCAACACAACCTCTTTCACGCTGTACTCAGCCACCAACCTGGCTCTGCAGTCTGCTGAGATCGATCTTGGCAATGAGGTGATCTACCGGGAGCTGGTCAACTCAACCAAAGAAATTCAAATCACTGACCGTGCAGCTACTGCCAACTTTGTGATTGAAGCTCCAACACTGGCAACAAAGGATTTCTTCGCTCTTGCTGTTGCTGGCACGTCTGGCAATCTGAGCATTGTTCACGGTGCCACTGCTGGCAACATCATTACTCTGACTTCTCCGACTAGCGGTTTGTCACTTGGCAACCCAAGTTATTCAGAAGATCAAGGTATTGTGATGTTGAACCTTCCGACTACACTTGTGCCTAGTTCATCTGGAAATGATGAACTGAGCCTTGCTTTTACATAGTTCTTCATGGGTTTCGTCCTCAAAAAGTCGAATACTTACAAGTGGCCTGTTTCTGTTGATGTCCCCATTGATGGGGGCAAACACCAGCGGGTCACTTTTGATGTTGAGTTCAAGGATCTCACGCAAAGCCGTCTCCTAGAGATTGCGGATCTGAGCGCAGAGGGCAGTTTGTCTGATGTCGAGATTGCACGTGAAGTGATCATGGGCTGGGCTGGCATCGAGGATGAAGACGGTGAAGAGGTGCCTTACAGCATCAGTTCACGGGATCAGCTCCTAGATGTTCCGATGATCGCCACGGCTATTGCTGGCGCGTATCTCGACAGCAAGCGGGGAGCTAAAAGAAAAAACTAGAAGACGCCGTTTCGCATTGGGGCGAAATCGGCGGGATTTTTGAGGAAAGTGCGCAAGAGCTTCTTGACCAGGGCATGGACCCTGGCGAGATAAACGCTATGCGCAAGGCAAAAAAGGTAGAAGACTTTGAGGTGTGGCCTGAAAACTGGCCTGCTGTTGAGATGTTCCTGCGTTGTCAGACGCAATGGCGCACAACGATGTCAGGCGTTTTTGGGTTTGACTATTCAGCAGTTGAATGGCTGTTTAGACTGTATGAAGTCAAGGACCAGGCGGCTGTGTTTGAGGACTTGCAAGTCATGGAAGCTGCAGCGGTCAGGATCCTGAACAAGGGAGTCAAGTGATATGACCGCCAAGTTTGGGCTGTTAATCGACGCAAAGACTAAGGGCGAGAACAACATCAAGCGCCTTGGCAACTCCATGCAGGGAGTGGAAGGCAAGGCCAAAAACCTTGGCATGGCTGTGCGTGGTGTCGGCAATGCCTTTAAGGCGTTGTTTGCTGCTGCTGCTGTTGCTGGATTTGCTCGTTTTATCAAGGGTGCGATTGATACAGCTGACTCATTTGGCAAGCTTGAGGTGCGCACTGGTATTGCTGCTGAAAAGCTTATGGCGTATGTCAACGCCGGCAAGCTTGCAGATGTATCTCAGAAGCAACTCACCACCGGCCTTAGGACTCTTGCAAGAACACAGGCTGAGGCTGCTGATGGCGTTAAAACTTATTCTGAGGCGTATGGAAGGCTAGGAGTTTCAGTTAAAAGCGCTGATGGCAGCCTAAAGCCATCGGATCAGCTGCTTGGCGAGATTGCTGACAAGTTTAGGGACTTGCCAGATGGCCCAGAAAAGGCAGCCATTGCGATGGACCTTTTCGGCAAGTCAGGCGCTGACATGATCACGCTGTTAAATGGCGGCAGCGAGGCGCTAGAGGAATTTAATTATCAACTAAGCGATAACTTTGCTCAAAACGCAGAGTATTACAACGACCAAATCACGCGAATGGGCTTCGCGTTTGATGGTTTTCGGATGCAGCTGATGGACGCCTTGATGCCTGCATTGATTCAAATCACTGAGGCGTTTACAACATTATTTGATACTGAAACTGACTGGTCTGGCCTTTTCACAGTAATTGAGGCTGGTATTAGGACGATTGCTGGGGCTACTTATATTGCTGTTGCGGGTTTTAAATTCCTTGGTAGGACACTGGTTGACCTTGTAAAAATTGCAGAGCGAGTTGTAAAGCTTGATTTTGAAGGCGCAAGACAAATAGCCACTGCAGGGCTTGCTGATACCAGAGAGCAGGCCGTGAGAGATCGTGATGCAATCGCTGGCATTTTTACGAGATCAACAGAGGCGCCTGAAGGCTATGGGCGCAGGACGCGAAACACGGTTGCAAATCGGTTGCCTACGGCGCAGCAGGAAGAAGAACAAGACAAATCCAAACCAAAAGACAAGTTGCCTGTTCAGGTCTCTGCCGAGGTGCTGCGCCTGACGAAACAGATCAATGCTGCAAGGCTTGCAGGGAACAAGCTTGCTGAGGTTGATTTGGGTTATGACCTTGCAATTCAACAACTCAAAGAAGACGGTGTTACAGGAAACAACCTTGAGCTTGAGCAAAGCAACTTGCTGACTCAATACACTCTTGACCGTTTGGATGCTGTTAATGATTTAGCAGACGCGCAAGACGACTTAAATGAAAAAACTGACAAGTACAAAATCACGCTTGAACAAGTCAAAACCACATTGGCTGATCAGATGACTAGCGCGATTGAGGGTCTGATTGACGGGACAAAAACTCTTGGTCAATCGTTGTCTGGCCTGTTGCGGACGTTCGCCAGCATGTTCTTGCGGTCTGGTATGGGCTCGCTTGTTAATCAGATCTTCCCCAGCGCCAAGGGCAACGTGTTTGCGCAAAACGGCATCGTGCCTTATGCCAAGGGCGGTTACATCGGTAGGCCAACAATGGCGCTTATGGGTGAGCAGGGCCCAGAGGCCGTGCTCCCCTTACGCCGTGGCCGTGGTGGTCGCCTTGGTGTTGAGACTTCAGGCGGTGGCGTGGGTAGCGTGACAGTCAATGTTGACGCCACAGGTTCTGCTGTTGAAGGTGATGACGCTCAGGCGTCACAACTGGGCAAGGCCATTGGCATTGCTGTTCAGCAAGAATTGGTCAAACAAAAACGTCCTGGGGGCTTACTCGCAAGCTAATGGCTACTTTTCCAGACATCTCTCCTGATTACGGTGCGCAAAAGGCAAGTGCGCCAAACGTTCGCACGGTGCGCTTCGGGGACGGATTTGAAAAACGCCTGAGTTTTGGCCTGAATCAAAACCCAAAGGTTTGGACTTTAACCTTCATAAACCTGTCAGAGACTGACTCTGACACGATTGAGACTTTTCTCAACGCACGCGCAGACGACAACGCAGCGTTTGAATGGTCGCCGCCTGAAACTCCAAGTACATACAAGTGGGTGTGTGAAAAGTGGACTAAGTCCATTCCATACGCAAACCTTGCGACAATTACAGCAACTTTCCGTCAAGTCTTTGAACCGTAATGGCAGTAGCAGCATGGGCCGCTAGTACCGCATTTTCTGTTGGCGACATTCGACGCGCCAGCACTGAGCAGGCGTCTGGCTACTGGTTTGAGTGCATTGTTGCTGGTACGTCCGGCAGCAGCGAGCCTGACTGGCCTAAATCTGCCTTCAAGATTGACAGCACTGTTGATCTAAACAACTCAGATGAAGTTGCTGCGAATTGCCTAATTACCTACAACAACCAGTGCGTTTCTGCAGGTATTGTCGTTGACGGAACAGTTACATGGAAGGCGATTGCATCAGCTTATGAGGAATTAGCAAAGATCAACCCCAGTGCAATCATTGAGCTATTTCAGCTAAGACTAGATTCAGCACTGCATGGCACCAATGATGTTTATCGCTTTCATGCTGGAGCTAATGCTGCTGTCACTGGCAACATTGTTTTTGACGGCGATACTTACAGTCGGATTCCGCTCAAGGCTGATGGTTTTGAGTACACAAATACTGGCACTTTGCCCCGGCCAACCCTAACCATCAGTAATCTCAGCAGCACTATCAGTGCATTGCTACTGCTAGTGAATGCCACAACTGCAGGTAATGACCTTGGTGGGGCAGAGGTTCGTCGGATTAGGACGTTGAAAAAGTATCTTGACGGCGAGAGCGCAGCAGATCCTAATGCTCAGTTCCCGCAAGAGATCTGGTTCATTGATCGCAAGTCCAGCGAAACACGAGACAGCGTGACGTTTGAGTTAGCAAGCAAGTTTGACCTAGCCGGTCAGAAGATTCCCAAACGTCAGGTCATCGCCAATATCTGCCAATGGAAGTATCGCAGCAGTGAATGCAGCTATACCGGCAGCAATTATTTTGATGTGCACGGCAACACCGTCAGCACGCTGGCCGAGGATGTTTGTGGCAAACGGGTCGCTAGCTGCAAGCTGCGGTTTGGCGACAATGCAGAGCTGCCGTTTGGCTCATTCCCTGGAGCGGGTCTGACCAAGTGATGCGTTTATCGGCAGCCATGAAGGCTGAGATTTTGGAGCACGCCAAAGCTGAAACGCCACGCGAGTGTTGCGGCTTAGTTGCTGTCGTCAAAGGACGGCGCAAGTATTTCCCGTGCCAAAACATTGCGGACACTCCAGATGAGCACTTTGTTCTTAGCGGTTGGAACGTTGTAGAAAATCAAGGCGAGGTGATCGCGATTGTTCACAGCCACCCCAAAACTAACCCTGAGCCATCAACAGCTGACCGTGTGGCCTGCGAAAAGTCAGAACTGCCGTGGTTCATCGTCAATCCAAACACT